TATACTCTGAGAGATTCGTTATAAGAGTCGATAAATGCAACATCAGTACTGCTGAGTGCCGCAAGCGCGGTATAATTTACTCCTGATATTGTTAATCCAGAACCTAGTTGCGTCCAAGTTGAGCCATTCCAGCGATATACTCTAAGAGAATTGTTGCCACTGTCGACAAATGCCACATCGGTACTATTGAGTGCTGCAAGTGCTCCTTGGCCTGCTCCAGATATCGTTAATCCAGAACCTAATTGCACAGGGCTTGACCATTTCACTCCTCTTATCTCGGCAATATCCAGGTTCGCGCCAACCGCCTTAATTTTGCCGTTTGCACCAATCCAGACGCCTTCTTGTGTTGGGTTTACTTCGTTGCCTGACTGGTCGTATCGTGTGCCTGCTCGTATTGAGCCAGTTATCATGGCATACTGGGCATAGATAAAATTGACAAGCAGAGTCTCAAAACTCGTTGCCCCCGTACCTATGTAGTCAGCCGACTGTCCATAGCCCGATCTGACGGCATCAAGCACGCCAACCATGCACCGCATGATTTGGTCTTGCGTCGGGGGAGTTTGCTTTATCCATGCCCCAGAGACGTAGGCATAGATTCCCCGTTCAGACTGCGTGGATGAGTATAAAACCACGAGGTCGCCAGCAATCATCCCCGTGATCGAGCCACGGTTGGCATAGCTATATAGCCCAAGGTATCGAGGAGCATCTTGGCCCGCCTGCCCTTGTGGCCCTTGCGGCCCTTGTGGCCCTTGCGGCCCTTGTTCGCCAGATATTCTTACAGGCGCAGTCCAGTTCGTAAGTCGCGTAGTGTTTCGCCAGTCTGATTGTATCATCCATAAGTATTCACCGCTTGATAGTGTCTGAGGCGCATCATACCAGTTCGCACCCGGGTTGTCTGCATTCGCTGTATAACTAGGCGCAGACGTTGACGAAGTATTCTTTGCAAACTTAAAGTCGGTGTATTGCCCAGACTGGCCATTTTCGCCAACGATACGCATCGCAGGACCCCACGTAGCGCCATTGTCTGTAGACACACGCATATATAAGTCGCCGGTAGCCCATGTTGTGTGCCAGTTTGTGCTTCCGTCAACTGAATATTGGTAGATTGTTTGTGCTACGATGATACTTTTGCGAAAGTCTTCACCGGCGCTTGATACTGTTGTCCATCTTGTAAGAAAAGTCGCCTTATCAATAGATATATTCTGTGACCAAGTAGAAATAAGAATCACGCCGGGGCTTGTAAAAAGATACGCTCTTAATGCTTCGCATGCATCATAGTATGCCTTTGCAGGCGTCCCTGCAGTCGTCGGCGTCCATTTGTTCACTGCCACCGCTTGTGTACGAAGTGTCTTAAATTCACCATCGGCAATAGTATCGGTAGGACCGGTCGGTAATGTTGAAATTCTGTTTGAATCGTTGACGATTTCACACCATCGTGAAACAACACCAATCTTTTCCTGCGGCGTGATTATTGAATCAGAGGCCATCTGTACTATTTGGTAATCAGAAGCGATAGCGTCAATCAATTGTTCTAGTGGAAGTTCGGTACCATCGCATACTTCAACGCGTGGTCCCCAAATGTAACAAGTCGACCCAGAAGTCGCACAATAGACATAAAAAATACGGTGTAATGCCTCTGTCGTTCCTTGCTTCCACTTGAAGTCAGTACCATTAGCCACCTTCTGGCCAGTGACCATGTCATACACGCCACCAATAGAAGTAGTGATTGAAGTGTTCCATGGATGCACATAACCTATAAGAACATACCAACGCCCTGTTTGTGGTGGGTCACCATTAAAGAAATATGGGAAGGTAACATCATTCCCATTAAGGCTTACTGCACCACAAGAACCATTTGAAAGTAAACCAAATACATGATAACCATCTATCGTGTCGCGTTTCAAATAAACCACAAAACGATACGTCTTTGTATCTGATACACCGAAATAATCAGTTTCCCATCCACCATCATAAGCATCTGTTGGTTCTGCATTTGCAACACACTTCCATAGGGGGTTCGAGCGGCCTAACGGGTCAACACCTAAAACAATAGAGTTTTCAGTTGCTGGCGTAGTACCACGTGTATTGAACCCGGCCTGGCCGCCAGAAGTACCAATAGCCCAAGTCGAATAGTCTAATAAATTCGTATCTTTCTGGTCATTATAATCATACAGCGTTAAAGACCCAGTAGAAACAACACCCATATAAGCTCCTAGAAGTTAGGATTTATTGCGTCAAGATAAATTGTACCAGAACCGTCAACATCATCACCAGTAACAGTATAACTCGAAGCTCCAGTAGTAGTCGCCTGTCCAGCAGTCGCTCCTGTGCCTTTGTAAATCCATAGTCTTCCACCAGTATATTGGTTAGCTGTAGGATAGTTAGTCGAAAACCCATTCAGCGGTGCACGAATATTGATAACAGTAGTAGTTGAGCCAGTCCCAACCTCGAAACTTTCGATGCTTAATCCATCAGCACTGATTACCCTGATAACATCACCAGCAATAGGAGCAGCAGCCAATGCGACAGAAATCGTAAATGCCGCCGTAGAACCTGTGGTGTGTGAAGAAATTGTTTTTGCGCTTGGAGTTTTTGAAGTGTCAATGAACCCGGACTTTTTATTGTTTCTGTCAAACAGCTTCCATGTAAAGCTATAATTCGAAATATTAATCTGTGTTCCGCCATAGAATACCGCCGGTGTCAATTGACAGGTCCCGTTGCCATTCTTGAAAACGTTTGTTCCAAGAATCTTCACATCGTACGGGTCCGAAACATCATAGACAGTAAAGTTCGTAGTCCAGATATTCCCATCAGCATCTTTGGCCTGGCATTGCAACAAAAGCATGTCTAGAACAGCATCTTCTCTTAATACAAGGCTCTTTACATCGGCCCACGTCCCATCTGCAGGCGCACTTGCAGCGCCTCCGGCAGTGTTCTTAAACGTAACTTTAGACGCAGTAACAAGCGCATGATTAGCATCGAGCTGGTCTGCCGCAGCAAATGGAGAGACAAACCATTTATAGGTTACTCCAGTATTATCCTCACCAGCGGCCCTCATTAAATGCGCTTTTACTTCGGCGCTATTTTTAGTTCCACCAGTAGGGTTCGGTTCAATCGCAAGCTGGCCATCTACCTGCAGAAAAACTGCATTAGTTCCAGATTTAACGCAGTTTAGCGTTATCTGTATGTTGACATGCGTTACCAGCATCGTGATTGGGTCGGTGTAATCGCCTTCGAAGTAAACGTTATATGTAGGGTTTGCCGGGTCAATATTTGTTGATTTTGAAATTGAAGAAACGTTCGTCCCTAAATCAGAACCACCAAGCGTTGTGCCCCATTTTCTGTTCGTCATGTTGCCGACAACGTTTATACCATTTGCGTAAACATAGGCCGTTAACACGTTTGGCGTTGACGTATAGTCTGGCGTATACGTTGTAAGCGATTCGTCCTTCGCGTATAACTGACTAAGACCTTTCGATGCATTGATAAACGCAGTAATCGGCACGGCATCATTATAGTCATAAAGTGTAATAGCACCAGTTGAAACTACTCCCATTTTATTCACCTCTATTCAAAGATTTCAACCACATACGTAGCTCTTGCATATATTGAATCGCACGTTACTTCTATCGTACGATAGCCGGCGGCATGATTTGCATTCCAGGTCGCATCGTCATTCGGCGGCGATTGCGGATAAAACGAGACTCGTGTCCAGCAAAAAGCCGAGTCCGGAATCGTTGAAGTTATCTCAAGTCCATTTCTAAAACATCGTGGAGTGAGAATCGTAGTCATACTCTGAGTAGGCTTGAAAACATCTCCATTGCTTGATTCTACAACAGTCGTAATATTTGATCTAATGCACCATTCCCAATCTAATTCAGAAAATTCCCCTGTTGGTTTATCGACACTAGAAATAAATAGAGTATTATCTCTTACCCATAAATCGCCTACCGCATATGGAACAGTCGGAGTATTATAAAACACACGTGCAGCAATAATACTCTTGTCATCTGCTGTCCAAGTATTCGGCATTGTGCCCTTATATCGCACACCACCATAAATTCCATACTGCCCATTGAAATCAACGATATCAGTAAGGCTCGTAAGTGGCTTTTGCGCAGGGTATATCGCGGTAATCGGTGTACTCGGGGTTTGCGCAACCGGCAGGCAAACAGTAGCATCGGCGAGATTTATCGTCCCAATGCCGATTGCGTCATATTCCGCGCCACTGCGGCCGAGTGTATAGCGCTTGCGCGTTACCATGACGGTTGCATCAAGGCCGGTAAAAATCGGGTCGTAGAGCCGTATAATCTCTCCTGGCTCGATAAGGTCGCCGTTAGGATAGAGAGTCTCTGCAGGGTAAAGTGAGTCTGACGGGTAGAGTAAGCCGCGATATCCGCGGAACTGGTACACTTGCTTTGAGTTTTTGTAGTAGTAATAGAGCAGATTACCGTACTGCTGCGCCTCGGCTTTGGTGGTGATGGTGCTTGCGTCTATCTCGCGCTTATGCCGGCTGGTCTCGCCTGCGATTACCTTGCTGTTGGCAGACTTAACGCGGATATTGGTGGCGTTAACCTTGAGGCGGTAAATGTATTGTGTCGTGCCTCCGCCGTTGTAAAACCTGATCCGCGCAGACTTGCCAAGGTTGGCAAACTCTGCCATTATGCCGCTCGTGCTGACGTCGAGAGTTGCCGAGTCAACCATGACAACATCGCGGCCATCCTCGGTCTTATAGTCGATGTAGGCGTAAGTATCGGCATTGCAGGTGTCGGGGTAATATTTGCCGGGTGCAATCGGAATCAAGCAATCATAGTTGGCAGTCTGCCCCGTCGTGTCGCGATGGACGACGCCGCTAGCAACAGTGCTTATCTCGTCAAACTTGATATCAATCTCGCGGGTATCATACAATCTCTTGTTGACGACAATACCGGGCGTCGAGTTATCGCCGATGATGCCCTCTTGTGTGGTCAAGGTCTGCACCGGCGAGCCCGTCATGCCGGTGAGGGCAAAGAGATAGAGTTGACCAGCCGCGTTAAAGTCAAAGACATAGAGATGCTCAAGTAAGAGCTTACTCAAGACATCCCAGTAAGTGCGCCCGTCCTTATCAAGTACCACCATGTACACTTGCTGGCTGATGGTCGGCAAGCTAGATGCAAGCGTTACGCCGGCACGTGTTGCTATCTTGTGGATGACCGAGTGCGCCGTGTCGGCTGGGTCGCATATCTTGTCGCCGGCAAAGGTGGTCCCGATGCCATCAGCCGATACCCATGCGGTCTTTAGCTTGCGGATACCGGGGTCCTCGCACTCAATCTTGACATCTTGCGCGCCACGGGAAGTGATGGAAAACCGGAAGCTATCCGTAAAGTAGCCTGTAAAGTAGGTCGTACCATCCGCGGCGACACTCACGCCGATTGCGTCGTCGTAGGCTAGTAACTCATCGAGATACGGGCAGGTGCGGGACAAGACAAACTCGGCCGAATTAGTATTCGGCTCCAACGAGTCGGTAAAGAGGTGCGTATCAATCTTGATTGAGTCCTTGATGACCCAATTTGAGAGGTCATATTGCGTTGTCCAGCAAGTGGCTATCACACTAATCGTCATAATCACGTCCCATAATAGGCTAACGCCTCAAACTCGGTGCGAATCATCGCCGCGAATTGCCGCATACCGTTGTCGCCAACGACCGGTGATTGCTGATAGATATTGATGGTGATAGACTGTGAGCGATATTGCGCCGACTGTGCGGCGGTCGCACCTGCCGCGTTAGCGCCGGCCTGTACAACGTCGCCATACTCAATCTTTTGGAGCTTGGCGTCCTCATAGGACGCATACTGCACGGATATGCCGGTGAGCCAGCTAAATGCGTTAATGACCGCGGCAATGGCGTTTTGCACGGCGGTAAAAACCCGGATAAGTGCGTTGGCGATGGGTATGATGACGTTGTTGTATAGCCACACAAACGCCTTGCCGACAAGCTCGATAATGGGTGAGAGCGCCTTAAGGACTGGCGCAAGGACTGCGCCAAGGGTTTGGCCGATGATGGCGAGGATGCCCATGAGCGGGGCGAGCAAACTAGAGATGACAGGCTGCAAGGTCTGCACCATCGCCTGCACGATTGGGATGAGCGCAGCTAGCAAAGGGTTGGCCGACAAGACAATCTGCAAGATGGGCTGTAGTGCGTTTGCTAATGGGTCTAGCGCCGACATAATCCCATCAAAAGCGCCAGCCGTCGATAATCCAGATGACATTAAGTCGTCGTAGAATTGACCGCTGATTTTCGGCAACTCTATGATAACTCCCTTAATCGAGCCTACGAGCGACTCAAGAAGACCAGAGATTATTGATGAAAAATCCCCCAAATCAGTACCTTTAGCGTATCCTGGAATATTCAAATATTTTGCCGCGTCTTTTATCGGAATCACACTTTCGCCGCCGTTAAAGACTACAAGCTCAGGCCCTTCCTCGCCAACGAGTGCAAGACCGGGCGCAGCACCTTGGGTGCCCTTAGCGTATCGTTTCAGAGTTTCTGTGCCGTCTTTATTTTTTATATACTCACCGATTACTTTATTATTTTTATCAACGAGAAAATTCCCGACCCGTTTTTCTCCAGTAATAAACTGATTGGCTGCCTCAATGCCTTTTATAACTATTTGTACTGCCTCAATGACCGGCGCAAAAAAGCTGATAATTGCATCAATAGGTCCTTTTACAGCTGCTTTTAGTCCCTCCCATGCACTTGTCCATGCACCCCTTACCCCATCCCAGATTTTTTTTGCAAAATCAGTCAGCGGTGTTAGCGAGTTTTTAATTATTCCTACAACATTTTCGACAATTTTTTTTGCTTCATTCCATGCTGCCTGCCAATCACCTTTGATTATAGCGGCGATAAGCCCAAATACATTTTTAACTATCTCCCAGAGTGCCTGAATATTTGGCGCAATAGTTTTACCCCACACGTCTGCAAACCATTGCAAGACCGGCTCAACGACAGGCTTGAGCCCAATAATAATCTCCTCGACCGCACTAAAAATCTCCTTAACGATTGGCGCAAATCCTTGTATAGTCGGAATAACCGGGTCGTTAAGAAACTTGACAAGGTTTTCCAGGATTGGTTGCACCGCCGGCATTATTGCCTCGCCAAGTGCCTCTTTCATGTCTCCCCAGCTTTCGTTGAATTTTGCGACACTTGTTGCCGCCGTGTTGGCGAGTTTTTCGGAAAATCCACCAAATTTCTGCTCTAAAATCTCGAGTGCATCGCCGGATTTCAACTCTTCTTCGGAAAGGTCTTTTAGTTCCGGAAAGAGTTGTCCAAGCTGACGAGCAGACCCACCAAAAGTTTTGTTGATTTGCTCAACAGAACTCTGAAAAGACTTGCCGGTTGCTGCTGAATAATCCGCGGCGAGCTTGATAATCCGCATTGTCTCGTCAGTAGTCCGGCCGGTAGAGATAAGCATGGCTTGGAGTGCTACCGTTGTGTCATCACTAATACCGATGAGCGCTTGTAAGTCAGCAGCAAATTTCGTCAACTTCTCAAGGTCTGACAAGTCTGCTTTCGGACTGATGTCTAGTGCTGTTTTGAGAGACGTCAAGGCGCGTTCTGATTCCGCATATGCATTGACGAACTCACCGACTGTAGAAAAAGCACCTTTTACTAGATTTGTAATATCGCCAAATGTTACTGTAAAATTCTCGAGGATTTTTTTCCCAATTCCGCCAGTATCTTGCTCAAAATTAGCGAGGTCTTTTTTGGCGTCGTCTAAGCCTTGTTTGGTTCGGTTTTCTGCGCTAACAATTACCTTCGCCTCGGCCATCTATCGCTCCATCTGCTTACGCATCGCAATCCGATAATTGAGCTGTATCAACCGTAACAGCTCCATGGTTACTGCTGGCTGGTTTAAGATGCCGCCGGGAAACGGCAGCATCCTAAAGTCTCCTGACTGACTGTCGCATATCGGCAGGTATATGTCCGTGATGTATGGCAGCCAGCGGCCGTACTCACGGTACAAGTCCTCGTTATACCTGCCGGCAAAAACCTCCTCACATAGACTGCTTATCTGCAGCTTGTCCTGCTCTCCGAAAAGGCTCAAAGGCCCACTCAAGGTATTTGCCGACCAGTTCCAGTGCCGCCATCGGTTTGTCATAGACAAAATCAAGCGCCACTTTTGGCTCAAGTTTGGTTGCCTCGTCAGCGTAAAAATTATGATCAACGATAAGCGATGCCATCATATCTTTGACGCCAGCGAGAATCTCGCGCTCTTTGAGTGTTGCAAGTTCGCGCAGCGCCATGACCTGGTCGGTGTTTGGCTCGCGCAAGGTAATCCATGCCTCCTCGCCAAACTGCTCGGTCAGGTCAATTTTTTTGCTTAAAATCCAATTCTTTTTTGCGATAATCACAGTTTTCCTCCTTGTGGTTATCAGTATGCGCTTGACGATGCGTCGATGATGGCCGCTGTTACCGGCTCGGTAGCGCCGACACTGGTCGGAGATCCGGATAGTTTGGCAGTCACAAGCCCAGTGCCAGAGATTCCGCGCTCGACAGTCGCTGATACGTTGTTGATGGTCAGGGTGAGCTGGTACTGCGTTGAGCCGGTGACAATGGACGGCGATTTGAGCACGATAACGATGGAGTTGATAACCGTGCCGGTTATGCTGTAGTTGTCGTGCAAGGTCTCAACGGCAGAGTCGTAGTTCATTTCGATATCAACCGTCAGCTCGCGCATCCCGTGGACTGGCTCAAGGTGATACAATCCGCTGGCAAAGGTCTGCCCGACATCCTCAAGTTTGTTGTCGCCCTTAAGTGAGACTGATTTGACATCGTAGCTTGTACCGCCAATGGTGCAGGTGGCGCTCACAACCTTAAACGCCTGCAATGCAAGCGGCGAGAGGACTGCAAGTGAGCCCGCCGACTCATCTTTGCCCATCCAGCTGATGGAGCCTTTGACATAATCGCCAACCTTGGCATCAAGAGACCAGCTTGCGACCTTGCAGCCGGCATACTTTTTAACCGCAGCCTTGCGGTCGATGATGAGGGTATAACTAGGCAGGACCCCGTTGGCATCAGCAAGCGGGATTGTGTGCGTGTTTGCACCAGCTACCGGCGAGCCAGCGGCCACTGTATCAGTGCCACCAAGCATCGCCTTGACCAGGTACCCGGCATACTCTGGGCGCAAGACAAACGCCGTGTCGCCCTGTACCTGCAGCCCCATCAAGTCTTTCGCCGGGGCGGCCTTGCTTGCGATAAGCGAGTCTTGCACCTTTTTGTCAGGCGATAGTTTGATTGACTCGCTGGTAAAATCGATTATCTTGGCACCAGCAACGGCTGTGCCCCATGTGCTCTCTTTACCAATCTGCAGCGATGCACCGCTACCTGTAACTGCCATATTTTACTCCTCCGCCTTTTCGGGCGCTTTTTCAGACTCAACTTTGACGGCGAAGCCGTAGCCTATCAAAAACGCGGCTTCTCGCTCGTCAACCTCATACTCTTTGCTATTTTCGTACTTGGCATGGTTGCCAAGCATTTTAATTTTCACCTTCCGCTCTTTCATCTCAACCTCCTATTGGGATTAGTCCTTCATTTGTCAGCAAGTTCTCATCGGGATAATAAATAGTTGTCCGCTCATAAGTAATAGTGCCTGTTATCTCTATGCCGACGGAATTTGTGAGTCCGACAATCGCCGGATAAAATTCCGCGGCGTTAATTTCACATTCAGCTAGTGACCCACCCAATGTACGGTCTTTATTGATGGCGTTTTGGATTGCCGCAAGGTAGTCAAATGCGGCTTGTATCATCGTCGCCACCTGCTGGTTTTTGAGGATGACGTACATCGTTATAGCAAGCGTTACCCGGCTCATGGTCATACTTGACTGCTCAACGTCCTCACGCTCCGGCACGATGTAGAGCATGGTCGCATAAGGCATCGAGTCAACATCAGGATACTCGACGACGATCTGCCCATCGGTCAGTGCTGGCTGCGGCGCAGGGTCAAGGTATGCTCGCAGATAATCGCGGAGCTTGGTCAGCGCTTCGTATTCTTTACTCATGCGATCACCCCTTTAGCCCGCAGTTTATCGAGCTTTTTTTGCACCACACGGTCGATGTCCTCGTGCATCTGCGGTCCGCGCAGATAGGACATAGCAGGCCCCTCAATCCAGTCGCGGCCAGGCAGGACCACCTTGTGCAATCTCACCCAGCCATTTTGCCCCATAAATGTGAGCGTCTTGCCCTTTTTAGGCATGATGGTTGCGCCTTTTGCGAGCACCCAGCCGTAGCGCGTGCCGCCCTTATATCCTTTTGTCATATCGCGCGCATTAGATGTCACGATGACGGCATTTTTGTCGCGGGTAAATTTGCTACTGATACCCTTATAGAGCATGCCAGTACGTTTATGGAGCACAAGCGGGTAGTTGCGTTTAATGACGCGCACCGCTTGCCGGCCAAGCTCTTGCAGCACGTCGCGATGGATATACTTTGTATAGTCAGCGACATAGTCGAGCGCTTCGCGCACCTCCTGCATCTCAGCCTTTATGCTGACAAACTCCGCATTGCTTGCCATCAGATTTCCTCCGCGCGATAGCGCGCCAAAGGCTTAAGGTACTTGTCAAAGTTGGTGTAGTTGACAAAGGTGCGGCTCATATCGGCAAAGCTCTTGCTCGTTACGCCGATGTTGCCGTTTGCCTCGGTCATCAAGAGCGATGCAATGCGCAAGACCGCCAGTTTGATTTGCTCCGGGATATCGGTATATCCGGCAGTGTAGGTGATGACAATCTTTGCCCCGCGAGCAAAGGTTTTGGACGTCAGCTCTAACCGCGTCCGTCCGCTCACGGGGTCGACAATCGAGAGATAGTCAGACGATGGCCAAGTCTCGCCGTCAACGACAAGACTGGCCACCGTAGACACCTCTGGCACTGGCAGGATGACAAAATCATTGCCCCAGCCGACCGTGCGGTATGTCCGCGCGGCTTGCGAGGGATTATATCCGAGATACTTGACGACTATATCAGACGCGGCCTCGACCAACGTGGTCTTGTATGCCGCTGTCTCATAGTTGCCAGAGTATGCATTCAACTCGTCAACCGTTACCAGTGCCATATCGTTTCCTTAGTGCAGTAGCACTTTGCAAAGCACTTCGGCGTCGGCTGTTTCAAGCACGTCGCCGATCTTGTACGCGCTTGCGGTGCCAGACTGCTCGGCAGCTATGGCATAGCCGTCGGCCTTGCTGTCATCGGTATTCAGAGGGATACGGCACAACTGCCCACGTACTGCCGTGTTTTTCATCAGCACTTGCGCGATTCCGCCCACTACGACCCAGCACTCGGCGGCATCTGCCACGCCGCTTTCATAGACCACGCCCAGATTATAGGTCGCATCCACGGCGGTGAGGTCAAAGGCGTTATTGGTTCCGGTTTTAATGCCGACAATCTGCCCCTTGACGCTAGGAGCCCCGGTCTTGTTGGTGAGCTTGACGGCGTATCCACCTTCGGGGGTTATTTTTGCCAGCAGGGTGCCCACGCTCGACGAAAAACTGCCCGTTGCACCGGATATGGCGTTCGAAAATACGCCGTTAGCACCCTGGACATTACCCACGGCGCTGACTACGTTTCCGACAATAATTCCGCCGGCGGTGATAGCGCCTCCGGCCTCGATTCCGCCATTCAGTTTTAGATCAGTTGCCATTGCGCGCCTCCCTTAGACGGCTTTGAGCTGGTAGCCATTGGCGGCCAAGATGGGTTTGCCGTTGAAGAACGAGGTCGCCTGGAAGTAGACGCCTGCTGTGCCAGGGGTGCGTATCGGCTCAATGACCAGCTCACGGGCCATCGCGATGACGTAGTTTTTGGGGTCCATGCCAACGGCCACTATGTCGCCCTTTACATTGGTAGCTCCGGCAAAGGGGTCTTCCCAGACGGGAACGCCACGGATGCTGCCCTTGGTGAGCAGTTCCATCTTTAAGCCCTCATGTGACGCGGCGGTAGAGAGCAGGAGGTTCCCAACGAAGGTGGACGATGTGATGATGATGGGATTAAACGCCTTGCTTTTAAGGGTTCCGGCGAAGCCAACAAAATCAGCCCAAGTGGGCGCTCCAGCCATGGCGCAGTTTACGTCAGCGGTCAGTGTGGCATTGGCATAGAGGCCAAGCATGGTCCCGTCGCCCGTTATCATTCCGTAGTGCTGGGCATCTAGGAACGAGGTGGCGAACAGCGGAGGGAGGGCCGCTTCGACGTTAGCCGCACCCTGTACGAGGTTTTCAGCGGAAACGAAAATTTCGCTATAGTACACGTAAGGGGTGATGGTGGTCACAGACTGCTCGGCGGTACCGTCGCCACCAATGACAGTCGCACCCTCACCCTGTTTCGCTGGGCGGGCAGGACGGGCGGTGAACACGGGAATATTTGTCTGTGCGCTCGCGCCGTATTCATAGCGCACCTTTGAAAGAATATCGTGCCTGTCGGTGATGACAGTCTCAAAGGATTTCAGCACGTTGTACGCACCAGCGCCGGACAGGGTGAGGGAGCGCTTCTCGCCCTTCTGCATAAAGTCGCGGCCAATCGCGGCCATCTGATCGGACACAGCGCGGAGTTCAGACGCTGGGCCGACCACTTCAATGCGGGGCTTGGCAAGCTCGGCGAAGCCAGCGCGCATCTGCGCGTCAATGCCTTCGCGTATCTCTTTTACCTTCTCATCCAGGCTCTTATCGAGGGAGGTTCGCACCTCGGCCTTTATTTCGGCCAGCATTTCCTCTGGTTTCTTGTCCATTCTTATTTCTCCTTGTGCATTGCAGCGGCATAGAGTGATGCCAAAAAGTCTCCGGCCGAGGTGCTCTGCGCGGCCTCGGTGGTGGACGGGCTCGGCTCTAACAGCGCCCGCAGCTTTTCAATGGTATCTTTAACGACCGCAAGGTCGTCAGTTTCGATGGTTTCTTTGGCAAGCACGGTCTCGAGCTTATCAAGGTCAACACCGCGCACCGCTCGCGCCATGCTGGTGGTGTCCTCGTAGGCAGGCCATGCGACCGCAAAACTAACTTCGAGTAGTCGCACTTCGGTCAGGTAGTGGATCTCTTTGCCATTCTGGATTTCAGTACGCTCGTTGATGGGGTAAAATCCAAAACTCATGGTCGTAACATCGCCCCGCCGCACCGTCTCCCACACGTCATTGGCAAAGGTCGTGTTTGGCAGGTCAACCTCGGCGAGTAAGCCGTTATCAGTTGACGTCAGCCGGAGCGTGCCAGCCTTGACGGATCCCAGCACCTTGCTTGAGTCATGCGATACCAGGGCCTTAACATCGGCACGGTCAGAGAGCGTCTTGTCAAAAGCTGTTGGAGTGACGATCTCGATAAAACCCATGTCAACGCTTGGTTTGTTGTACGGGATGAGACCGACCAGCCTGCGCGGCTCGCTCTCGGTTGCCTCACGGATTGTTACCTCTGATTGATAATCCAGTTTGCGGAGTTGCTTTTTCATTGCTTTTCATCTCCTGCACCATTGTGCATTGCCAATTTGGACTGCGCGAAAAACGCTTGCACGTTATCCACGGTGAGCGGCCAGAGATTGGCCGGCACAAACGTATAATCGCCAGCATCAACCGCCGATAGGTCGAGTTTGTCGCGCGCCTCATTGATGGTCAGCAGTCCGGCTTGCACCTCCTTAGCGAGGTACTCGACAGTAGTCTTGACGTCGGACTGTAGCATTGCCTTGTAGTCATATTTGCAGTATAGAGCGGTCTCGGCTGGGTCGAGCAGGCGGTCAAAAGACTGCTCGATGTGTGTGCCAAGCGGCTCTATGGTGTCCGCCAAAAACTGCAGCTGGTTTGCCTCTAAACTGTTGTACTTGTTGGTCTCGGACAGCAGGGAGTACGGCACGCCAAAGCCTTGCGCGATTTGCCTCTCAATCATCTCCTTAAGCGACTTGATGTCGGTGTACAGGTTTTGCGTCTGGTCTATGGTCGTCAGCTTGGTTCCTGGCGGTGGGATGATGGGCTTGCCCGCATTGGCCGCTCCGTAGACAAATTTTTGGACAGCCGGTGCGATCAGCGCATATGCCTCGTCTAGTTTTTTGCCAGTCCATGCATCGCCCATCTCAACGACCGTGCGCTTGCCGATTGAGTTGCCAAAGTACATCTTGATGTATGCTGTCAACGCATTGTCGAGCGTGATAAGGTCGCGATATTTTTCCTCTGGCGCGACGCCATAGACGACACCGTTGACTGTCTTGGTTGCAAAGGGGTAGGGGATATGTAAGATATCGCGGTCAGTATAGGTCTGCTGTCCGTACTGGTAGACTATCTTGCCAGACATGTTTGACGGTCGGACTGCGCGCGGGTCTAAACGCTCAAAAAGTATCTGCCCTCCAGCCCTGATGACGTGCAAGTATGCATTGCCCCGCATGATGTCGTCGATGAGCTGCGAGTAAAACTGGATGGGGGTCATGTTTGGGTCGGGGTTTTTAAGCGCGGCAAAGAGCGGATGAGTAACAACAAGCGAGCGACCGCCGCCCTTGCGATGGGTATAGAGCTCTAATTTGAGCGATGCCAGCGTCGAGACTATCTTGCGGAGGCACGCCTCGGCGGTTGGATTCAGGTTGAGGTAGGGAAAGTTAAAAATGTCGGGCGCGCTGACGTAGTCGACAGTGCCAGCCGCCCGAACTTGAGGAGGTGTGCGCCGAAACAGGTGCGAGAAAAACGCCATAGTCCCTCTGTCATCACGACGGTGGATTACGGAGCATATCCTATGGTTAGTGAGAGATGCTCTTATATACTATATAGCATTTCGAGCGAGTTTTGCTGAAAATATTTTAC